GGAGATATAACAATGCAAGTGACTTACGTTCACTAAGCATTAACTGACTTGGCGGAGAAATCCGCCAGGTCTTTCAAATAAATTTACAAAAAAATAATGATCAAGACCTACTTAATCGTGGGATTAATTTGTATTAATTCCGTCGAATGCTTTAATTTTTATGAAAAACCAGAACCAGTTATTTATACGGATTTGGATAAATGTTTGGAAATTGGAAAAAATTTAGGTAATGAAATGTTTGATCGAATGAACAAAATAGGTGTGCCATCACAAGTAAATGTATGGTGCAAAGAAATTAATCAACATGGAGAATATAGTTAATGGCTTCAATAGTAGATATTTGTAATAGTGCTTTAAATCTTTTGGGTGCAAGCACAATTTCTTCAATAACAGAAGATACAAAGAACGCTCGTTTGTGCAATCAACGATTTGTTCCAATTCGCAACAGAATTCTCAGGAGTCACAACTGGAACTGTCTAATCAAGAGAATAGAACTCGGGAGAAATTCAACGGCACCTGTTTGTGAGTATACCTATTCATATGCGCTTCCGGCAGATTTTCTAAGGGTAGTAAAAATTCACAACGGCACAACAGATAGCATCGCTGCGGATTTGCCGTATAAAATTGAAGGTAAAAATATGTTAACCGAACAAACGACTGTGTATCTTGTTTACATTGCTCTTGATGTTGATCCGACTAATTATGATGCTTATTTATACGAAGCTTTGGCAACCAGCCTGGCTGCCGATCTTACTTATTCGATCACGAATAATGCTAGTCTGGCAACTAAATATCGAGATTTGGCAAACGAGCGATTACGTGAAGCACGTTTCATTGATGCTACGGAGAACAGCGTGGATACAATAGAATCTGGAGAGTTTGTAGATGCGAGGTTATAATGACTTTAGCGGCATTCGATCCAAGAAATATTACCCAGTATAATGAACCAAGATTCTTAATTCATTTCCAATGGGGAAAATCTGAAAAGGTTTATCGATACGCTTTAGTGGAAATATTTAATCCAGGTATTATCGATCACAAAACAAAACAAAAAGACGATGAAAAAAATTTAAGCCAAAAAGAAATTTGGAAAAAGAAATACGCATAAAAAAAGAGGTGACTGATCCGTCAAAAACCAATCACCTCTGTGCTGTGTATATAGTGTTTTAATCAGAACAACTTTTTACTCCTTTTGGTTATGTCGTTCCAATTAACATAATTAATAAATTACTCAGATAGATAGTCAAAAAATTATATGGCAAAAACAACTCTAGCTTTAACTTCCTTTGTTGCTGGCGAATTTGGTCCAAAGCTTTCGGGGAGAACGGATTTCGAAAAGTATTCCTCCGGTTGTAAAACTTTAGAGAATATGATGGTGCATCCTCAGGGAATGGCATCAAGAAGAATAGGAACTAAATTTGTAAGCGAAGTTAAAACCAGTAGTTTAAAAACAAGACTGATTCCGTTTGAGTTCAGCACAACACAGACTTATATGCTTGAATTTGGCAACGGCTATATAAGATTCTTTAAAGATAAAGGTCAAATCCTTGAGGGAGATATAACTATTTCAGGAATAACTAAAGCTAATCCAGGAGTGGTTACAGCTACAGCTCACGGCTACAGTGATGGAGATTTTGTTATAATTTCCGCAGTTGCTGGAATGACTCAAGTCAATGGAAAGACTTATAAAGTTGCAAGTAAAACAACCAACACTTTTGAATTACAGGATGTCGATGGAAACAATGTAGATACTTCTGGTTATTCTACTTATAGCTCCGCTGGAACTATAAATAAAATTTATCAAATTACTACAAATTATTTAACCGCAGAATTATTTCAAATTAAGACGGCTCAAAGCGCTGATGTTTTATACATCACGCATCCCAATCATGAAGTTTCAAAATTGGAAAGAACTGGACATACTTCGTGGACTTTATCAGAAGTGTCTTTTACTAAAGGTCCATTTCTTTCTGAAAATACAACGGCAATAACTTTAACGACAAGCGCAACCACAGTCGGATCGGGAAGAACCTTAACGGCATCCTCAAGTTTATTTGCTTCAACCGATGTTGGCAGACAAGTTGAATTGGGAGACGGCTGGGGAACGATTACAGCTTACACAAGTGGCACAGTAGTCACCTGGACTATTACTGAAGCCGCAACTGGATCAGGAAGCACCACATGGTCTTTAGGAGCCTTCAGCGATACGACTGGACATCCATCTTGCGTATCTTTTTTTGAACAGCGACTTGTCTTTGCAGCTACTTCAAATGAACCTCAAACTCTTTACTTTTCCAAAAGTGGAGATTATGAAAACATGACCAGCGGAACGGATGCTGCTGACGCAATGGTTTACACGATAGCTAGTAATTTTGTAAATGCGATTCGCTACTTGAAGAGTCAACGTACATTAATTATTGGTACAACTGGCGGTGAATATACTTTATCGGCGGATGGCACAGACGCTGCTGTTACACCAACTAATATTACGATTAAAAAACAATCTTCCTATGGAAGCGCAAACGTTGATGCTTTAACGGTTGGAAATGCAGTTATCTTTTTGCAAAGAGCAAAACGTAAAATAAGAGAACTCGCTTATAATTTCGACCAGGATTCTTACGTAGCTCCAGATTTAACCATACTCAATGATGCCGTTACAGAAAGCGGCGTTAATGAAATGGAATTTCAACAGAGTCCGGACAGTTTAATCTGGGTTGTTAGAGACGATGGTGTACTTGGTTCACTTTGCTACCAAAGATCTGAAAATGTTGTTGCTTGGACCAGACATAAACTTGGCGGTCATTTTGGTGAATGCACAATAACGGTAACTGACTATTCAAATATTTCAGTTGGAACAAAATTAAAATTAACGAAATCCGATGGAACATCGGTAACATTTACTTCGGAATCTTCTGGAGGAACAGCTCCAGATGAAACATTAGGATTTAGACCAAATCAGGATAACGATACGACAGCCGATAATATTTATACAGCGATTAATGCTCACGAAGATTTTACAGTAGAAAACCCAGCATCAAATGTTGTGACAGTCAGGGAAACAACTCATAGCGCTGGATTATTAACTATTACAAGCACAGACGATGTAAGGCTTGCGGTTACAAGCGAAGGCAATTCGGTTGTTGAAAGTATTGCATCAATATCAGGCTCGCTCAATGAAGATGAACTTTGGTGTATTTGTAAGAGAACAATAAACGGAACAACAAGACGCTATGTAGAAGTTTTTTCAGATTTTGATTTTGACGAAACCGATCCAGAGGTATTTCATTTTGTAGATTCAGGTTTAAGTTATGACGGAACCGCAACGACAAGCATTACAGGTTTAGAACATTTAGAAGGCGAAACTGTAACCATCCTTGCAGATGGCGCTACACACGCAACCAAAACGGTTAGTTCAGGAGCAATCACATTAGATAGAAGCTCCAAAAAAGTAAAAGTGGGGTTAGCGTACTCAAGTATATTACAGACGATGCGACTAGATGGTGGAGCTGGTGAATATGCCGGAACCGCACAAAGCAAAATTAAAAGAATATCCAAAGTTACATTAAGACTTTTTGAAACTGTTGGTGCTAAGGTAGGCAACAGTTTAACAAATTTAGATTCAATTCCATTTCGTACAACTTCAGATCCATTAGATACACCGGTCAGTACCTTTTTAGAAGGTGACAAGGTAATAGAGTTTCCGGGAGATTATGACACAGACGGTTATATCGTGGTTAAGCAAGAACAAGCTTTGCCATTAAGTGTTTTAGCAATTTATCCTGAACTTGTTACTCATGATGGGTAATTGGATTATAAAACCTTTTAAACAAAGTCACGCTGACGAAATTATTTCATTTGGGATGAACTCAAAATTAATGGAAGTGGATGCGAGCTTTAAAGATAATCGAATTTGCAAAGCTGATAAAGGAAATGCTTACACTTTATTTATTGATAAAAAACCGGTTGTAGCTGGAGGCATTATTCTTTTATGGAAAGGCGTTGCTGAAGGCTGGGTAATGGCAAATCAAAATATTTATAATGTTAAGCTTTTGGCGTGTAGAGAAATTAAAAAAAGAACAGACGAACTTTGCAAAAAAAATAAAATTAAAAGATTACAAACAACAGTTAAATACGATTTCAAAATGGGAATACGTTTTGCTTCCTGGTTGGGTTTAAAACCAGAAGGCTTAATGAAATTTTATGGTCCAGATGAATCTGATTATTTAAGAATGGCGAGGATATATTAAATGGCATTTATAGGAAGCATAGTAGGCGGATTTGCAGCACAACAAATAGGTAAATACAACGCTGCTTTATATAATCAACAAGCGGCTTATGCAAAACAGCAAGCCGTCATGCGTGAAAAGGTTTATGAAAATTTAGACCGACCAAGACTGCTTAAAAAGCAATCATCGGATTATTCTAATTTTTTTGTTAGCCTATTAACATCTGGTGTGGAGTTTAAAGGAACACCGTATGAAGCTGCATTGGAATTTCAAGTTAATCAAGCTTTGGATCTTAGTATTGCCGACTATAACCAAAAAATGGAGAACATTGATTCTGTTAATCAATCCATATTATTAGCAGCCAAAGCCAGAGGCGAAATATACAAAGGTCGAATGACTGCTACAACCGAGTATGTCAAAGCTGGTGGAAGTTTATTAAGTGGAGCCAATCAATAGGTTA